AGTATCCAGCACCTCGCAATTGCCAGGTGACTCGTACAAAAAGAGTATGGATCCCTGGTTATTACACAGGATTCTATACTGCTCCTGGTCAACCTGATTGGATACCTGGCAGGTGGTCAACAAGGACAAAGACTCGGTGGGTTCCATGCCGCCCCTATCGCTGATCCTATATATAATTTGACTTTTCATTCACAGAAAGGTCGGAAAAAAACTCGGGGTATTTTTTCCCCCTCAGGGATTTTTACAAGTTATGCTATCAACCGCTTACCGACTCCGATTAGAGTTTATTTGCAAAAAGATCGCCAATGGCGAAGAAGTCAAATTAGACGATATGGTATGGGTGCAAAAACTTGCTAAGTCCAATACATCTGCTAATGAGATGTTAAAAATGGCAAGAAGGCAAGCAACACAAAACATTGAAGAAGGCAGCACAGACGATTTTCTGAATAGGATGGGATTAGGTGATCCCGACCCATCCAATCATAAGAAGGGATTTACTGATGCTGACGATATTAAAGACTGGTTTCAGCAAGATAAACCAAAAGACTGGAGGCAACGTGACTAAAACTGAGTGTAAAGACAAAATACTCAAATACGTCAAAATACAACTGAATAAGTTAAACTTAGAACAACTGAATAACCTTGCTGACAAACATACATGCAAGAAGAAGAAAAAGACCACTTAAACGATTATGTGGGTGTCCAAACATGGGACCCCATTTTCGAGATGATGCGGTATCATTGGGTACATAAGTCAGAAAAGGATCCTGTGCAATTTGTCAAAAATCTCAACCCAGAGCAAAAAGTGCTATGAGTAGCAAGATGCTATTTCTGGTTGATGCTGGCAACGGCAGATGTATCAGTCACGATGGATACATTCAACTCGGTAGTTTCTCTCATAGCGTAGAGAAGCATCTTGAGTTGTGTCCAGATCAGGAATGGCAGGTTACTTATTGGATGCCTGATCCATTCTGTATTAGATATCCAAGAGCAAACTATCAGCATACTATGAAGGCGAATGAAGGGTCTCCTAAAACTGATAATGCTTTGGATAGTCGTCCTAGAGACTTCCCAGACCAACCAACTGAAAGACTTGAAAGAACAGTATGACTAATGCGATTGTCCCTATGAGGGTATTAGGTAGTGGTCTCGTGATCATTGCCTATTTTATTATTATTCATGTTGACTTAATGTCTGGAGTGCTAACTCAGTTTGTAGCAGATCTTATTTCAATTCCTTATTTTATTAAGACAAAATCTTGGGATGTTGTTATGATGCTATCATTCCTACTTATAATTTCGGTGTCTAAATTGTTATGAAAATGTGGGAAACGCAGTGTGTTGGATGTGGAAAGATGATCCCAGCAAACCAATGCCCTCAGGTCGGATGTTATGTCCAATCTAAGGGAAAATATGAAAACTCTCTATGTAAACCCTGTTGGTTAAAAAAATGCAAGCAGTAATCTATTCAAATGGAAGTCAAGAGTGTGAAAGACTGCAAATGCTCCTAAAGTCAATTTCTACTGAATATTTGCAATATGACATCGGTAAAGACTTTACACAAACCCAATTTCAACAAGAATTTGGAGCAGATGCAGAATACCCCCAATGCGCTTTAGATAATAAGCACATCGGGGGTTTAAAAGATACTCTACATTTTCTAGACAAACTTGGAGCGATTAATAACCTCCACCCGACTGCTGTCCAGTAGAAGATCCAGCACTGCCATATTGGTTATTGGTAGATGAGGAAGTAGATCCTGCCTGCTCAGTCACTGCTGACGTGGTGCCTGATGCTGCATTAGTAACTGCAACGGTAGATCCATCAGCAAGCACATCACCCTCAGATATGGTAGCAGCACTACTACCAAATGATCTGGAGGTGTATTCTTGTCTAGAAGCAAATTCAATAGATGGTGCTTGTCCCACAAGTGAAGTATACGTGGGTTTGACACTTCGGAATGCCTCAGATATGATACCAACAGATCTCTTGATACCTGTTTGTGGATCAACCTCATTGGAAGGAAGATATTCTGTAAGATTTTCAAATTCTTCAACAAACTGAGTCAAGAAGGCAGGTTTGAGTATATAAATGTTTCTTCTATATTCATTCAATTGTGCCTCATACTGATAGTTAGATACGGGTGCAACTAACTCAGCAGTTGGTATTGAGGTGCCATCAGGACGAGTATATTCAAAGTCTTCGTTGACTTGAATTCCTGCTCTTAGTTGTAGAGTGCCCTTAGTATTTCTGATTTCTTGAGTTTCCCAATGATGAATATCATCAGTTGACCCATACTTTCTCTTAATATACTTAAACAACTCACCCTCTTCCATGGGCCAGTCATCATATATGTTGATTATATTATTACACAGCAAAATTACCCAGTCATACTCAGGATCATTATAGAATTTGTCAGCAACTTGATCGGGTCTCTCATTACTTTGAATGGAATAGGATTCAAATCCTAAAGCAGTCTGCACCATTCCATCGCGTATTTTAATACGACGGAATAGATTCTTTGCCATCACATAGGGATCATTGCCACCTACGCGATAACTACTGGTCCTGACGAAAACATCAGGTATAAAAGAGAAGTAATTTGACATTTAAATTTTATCCAGAAAATCTTCGCGAGTGCGGTATTTCGTCTCTTGGAAACTAAGAGACATGTTATAGATCACAAAACCAAAGTCTTCATTCTCCATACCTGGGGTATGAGTCCTAATAGCAGTAGAATCGCCAAAATCAATATTCATATTCTTAAGGACCATTTTATTTGGGAAACGCAGTAATGCAGTCATAAAACCACCTGCTCCCTCATCCCCCTTTTTAGGTTTTAATTTTTCCTTACCACCTTTAGCTTCATATCTAACGATCTCTGCTTCAAACTTATCAGGAATAGTCAACCACTTATTGTTATCGGATGAGGGGTGCATTGCTTGCCTAAGTTCGCTGATAATATCATAGATTACTTTCACATCAGCAGCACTTTTTGGTTGCATAGTAAATTTAAAATTATGATCCATGAAACCAGTGCTCTGAAACAGAGTTTCTTCGTAAGGGTTGAATACCTTACCATCTGTTAACTGAGCAAGATCATTAGCATCGATGCTGAAACCATATGGTGATACTTTACCAACAACGTTACTCAGAGCAGCTGATGCCATCTTGTAACCAAGTGCTGGTTTGGCAGCATCAGCTGCCGCTGATACGTTAGCGGCAAAGCTTTCACCTGGTCCATCAGGACCAATATCTCCTGCTGCAGCAAGTGCTGCTGCTCCAACACCACCTAGATTGACACCTTTATATCGTGCAGCATAGGATTCATTCAATCCTGGTGGCAGATATAGGAAGATAGTATTTCTGATTGATCCACCACTCTTTTTCTTGCCGCCACCAGTATTGATTCCACCTTTCTTCTTTTCATGCTTATAAATAGTCAACTTAAGGTAGTCAACTACTTCTGTGGCATATTCTTGGTCCTTTCTAATAGAATTTCGGGATTGAGATGATTCTCCAAGAGGTTTGACACGGGGAAAAACTAGCGTCATGAGTTATTCTGGTAAGTATAGGCCATCAAATAGACATAAGTATAGAGGTGATTCCACCAATATTATTTATAGGTCTTTGTGGGAAAGAAAATTTATGGTCTGGTGTGACAAGAATGAAAATGTCATGGAATGGGGCAGTGAAGAGATAGTTATCCCATACATCAGTCCCGTAGACAATAGAATTCATCGGTATTTCCCTGATTTCTATGTGAAAGCAAGGACTAAGACGGATCGAGTTAAAAAATATATCATTGAGGTAAAACCCAAGGCACAATGTCTCCCCCCGAAGAGACAACGTAAAGTTACAAAAAGTTATCTCACTGAGGTAAAGACATTTGGTGTGAATCAAGCAAAGTGGAAAGCTGCCAAAGAGTATTGTAAGGACAGAAGAATGGAGTTTCTCATTCTCACAGAAAAAGAGTTAAACGTATGAGCATCTTCACTGATGTTAAAGATCTTGCCGAGGGCAAGAAAAAGTCTAAAGACTGGTATCGAAGTCAGGTAATGTATGGACTTGATCCGTATACAGGCACATTTGAGGTAGGTGACATCATATTCTTTGCCTATTCTGCTGCTACAGAAAAGTTGCAGTATTATGATAGATTTCCAATGGTCCAGATAGGTGATCAAGACGTTAAGAATCATCAATTTTCAGGAGGGAATGTACATTATCTACGTCCTTCTGCTAGAAGAAGTATATGCAATCAGTGGGCATTAGGGTCTCCAGCATATCCTGCCCGTTGTCACCATAAATACTTTATGTCAAATGCTACTAATGTATATACTGTTAAACCTATTGACCTTCAAAACATGACACCATTGCCATTAGAGCAATTCATGTTTAACGCAGCGGGAAGGTGGATGGAAGTTCCTAGCAGTTTTATCTGGAGTCGATCTTAAATGTCGTTTAGAAATCCCAATAGTTTTAGCAGGTTTGCCGACTTGGTAACAAGTGGTGCAAAAGAACCCGCAAGGAATAATTTATACTCAGTAGATATTACTATGCCAGCAATGCTTTTTGCTACAGGCAAAAACCCTGACTATAAAGAGCATTTTGAATCAATTAATTACTTTGCAGATAATGTAACTCTACCTGCCCGAAGAATTAAAACCGAATCTGTAAAAGATGTCGGTATGCCTCGCGACTTTGCATACGGTCAGCAAAAGCAAGAGGTTAGATTCTCATTCATCATGACAAAGGACATGTATCATCGTGCTTTCTTTGAGACTTGGATGAATATGACTGCTAATGATGCAGAGAATAGAGTCACATTCTATGATGAGTATACTGCCAATATCCAAATCCTAAAGTGGGAGTTGGGATCAAATGTTGTCCTTGAGAAAACAGGAAAGAAAGGGAGGGTCAAATATAGAGCTAGACTGAATCAGTCTACTGCTGTATGGCAGATGTATGGTGCATATCCATTTGATATCTCTGCAATGACATTGAATAATGGTCCTTCAGATCTACTAAAGATCGATGTTGATTTTAAGTATGAAAGATTTAGATTCGATACTGTCAGCGTGGCTAGTTTCAAAAAGAATAGCAAGGATAAGATAGTTAGTAATTTAAATAAATTTGATCAACTGATCAAGAAGAGTCAAGTAGACGCACAATTCTATGGTATCTAAGTGACTAAATAATTTCAATAATCATGGAGCATTATGCCTTTACCAGCACTCGCTATTCCCGAGTATGATCTGAAACTTCCTATCACAGGAACTGAAGTTAAGTATCGCCCCTTTCTTGTTAAGGAAGAAAAACTGTTGTATCTCGCTATGGAGTCGCAAGACGACAAGCAGATGATTAAGGCAGTTAAGACCATCATCAAAAACTGCACCAATCTGAAAGGTAAGGTTGAAGATCTCGCAACATTTGAGATTGAATACATCTTCCTTCGCATTCGTGCTACTGCTGTTGGTGAAGTTAGTGAATTTAAAGTCACTTGTCCTGATGATAATGAAACTCAGGTAGAAGTCCAAGTGCCTCTACAACAAATTGAAGTTGTTATTCCTGCAGATCATGAGAAGAAAATTCTTCTAGATGGTAATGTAGGTATCGTCATGAAATATCCATCAATTGATGTGTTTATCAGTCAGAATATGTCAGATGAACCTGGTATTGAGGACATTTTTGAGTTGGCAGCGGGTTGTATACAAAGTGTATACGACAAAGAGGAAGTTTATGACACTTTCACTAAAAAAGAAGCACTTGACTTCTTAGAAACTCTCAATTCTGAGCAGTTTGCTAAAGTGCAGAAATTCTTTGAAACAATGCCCAAATTATCATACACTTTGGAAATTGTTAATCCAAATACAAAGGTTGTATCTGATGTCGTATTAGAAGGACTTGCAAGTTTTTTCGCATAGCCCTCCTGCACGATAGTCTTGAAAACTACTATAAGACCAACTTTGCCTTAATGCAACACCACAAGTATTCACTTTCCGATTTAGAGAATATGATACCGTGGGAAAGAGATGTATACGTGAATCTCCTCTTAGCTTATATACAGGAAGAGGAGAGAAGGCAAAAAAATGAAGAATCACGCATGTCTCTCTAATGGCAAATATCCGCTCATTTGTTAAAATCAGACCTATCGAAACTAAATCCTCAACAGGATTAGGTTTTAATAAGATTAGATTGTCTATCAATCGTCTGGGGACGGCAACAAATAGCATTGCTGACAGTTTTCATCAGACAACAGAGTTAATTAGATTTGAAAATGAATTCTTATCTAAATCTTCTAGAACTAAAATAGAAGATGTTGAAGAGGAAGGTAAAGAGAAAAAGTCACTCTTTGCCAGGGCAACAACCAAACTTCGTAAAAAGTTTAGAAGAAATAAACGAGATAAGCAAGAGACCTCATCCGAGGCAGAAAAAGGCAGCAAGAAAGGCGAAAAAGACTCAAAGAAAAGGTTTGAGGAAATAAAGAAACCTTTTGAAGGATTTCTGAAAGGAATTGCGAGTCTTTTTGGAAACTTGATCATGTTTGCCATAACTTATGGTGCTCTTGATTGGTTAAGTAACAAACAAAATGCCGAAAATGCCACAAAGGTTGTCAAACTAATATGGCATATTGGTAAATTTGCCTATTGGTTAACAAAGAATAGTATTGGTTTAATACTAGATGGTCTGACTAATGTTATCGGAGATTTCGGTAATGAAGGTGCAATTAGGCGATCGTTTAGATTCATGCTTGGTGCCTTCCAAATGTTGGGGGGTATTGCTGCGCTGAGGACAGCACAGTATTTAATTATGCCTTGGAAGTTGATGAAGGACATCAACTTACTGAGAACTGTATTTGGAGCACAAGCACAGACTCAGGCAGAGGTAGAAGAAAGCACTAGGATAAGAAAGACTGGATATAGAGATACTAAGACAGGTGTAATATATTCAGAAGAAGAATATAAACAAATGAAGAAGTCTGCCGCAAAGGCAGATGCTAAGAGAGCACGTAAAGCAGGTAAGGGGATGTCCTCTGACCTGTATCAAGGTGAAGTTGATAAGAGATTTGTAAGTCAGTTTGATGGGAAAAAGAAGAATAAACTAGCACAACGTGCCCGTATTGGGATGAAACGTGCGGGAAAACCCATGAAGGGTGCTTTCCGCCAGATTGGTAAGTTTGCTAAGGCAAACCCTGGTAAGGTAGCGGGTGGAATCAGTGTCCTTGGTGGAGGTATGAGAATTGCCTCAGGTCTTGCCATGGGCGAAAGTGCTGGCACTGCTGTCGGTGCTGGTGTGGGTCAGGCAGCTGGTGGTATCATCGGTGGCATTGCTGGCACAGCACTACTAGGACCATTCCTTGGACCATTTGCGCCCATTGTAGGTAATGCAATTGGTGGTTTCCTGGGTGAATTTATTGGTAGTAAGATAGGTCCAATTATAGAACCTATCTTCGAACCTATTGGAAGATACTTCCAGATGTTATTCAAGGTTATTGGTGGTGCCTTTGGACCACTATTCAATGACTTTGGGGAGATGTTTGGAGCACTCTTTGACTTCATTGGGCAACTTGCCAAGATGTTGTTTAAAGTTGCTGATGTATTCTTCCAATTCCATAAGTTTGTATTCGGTCTTGCTGCTAATACTCTTGGTAAAACAATTGGTTTCATTGTTAACAATGTTAAACGATTAACAGATCCTGCTAGCGTCGGTAAAGGTATTGCCGATGCTCTTACATTAAACCTATTTGACTTTGATGGTGAGAATAAGAAAGCAGCAGGTGGACCTGTTGAGATGAAGTCTGGTGGTGCTCTATCATTTGGTAGTCACCCTGATATGCTGGCAGCAACTGGAGGAATTCTACTCCAATCAGTTGTCGGTGGATTTAAGAATTTTGGATTTGTTGGCAGTAAAGTCCAACAATTGATGTCAGGTGATGTCAATAAGATTAGTGGAATACTTGGAACTAAAGTCAATTCAAGCAGTGGATCAGGATCAAAACTTGGCAATAGTTTATCACTAGATACATCTACATCATCTACAAGTAAGGTTGCTGATGTTGGTAGCAACCTGTCGTATAAGAAGAATGTCCATGATGCTATTACGAAGGGTCTAAATGGTGTCCTGTTAGCAGGAATCAAACTATTTGATCCTGAGGCAGCAAAAGAAATAGAGAAGAGAGTTAACCCTGGTGGCGGCGGTGGTCAAACACCATCAAATCAACAACCATCTGGAGCGGAGAGACCACCATCAGGTCCTGCAGCACCACCTGTCTCAGGAACTAAGGCGGAAAAGTGGGTTCAGTTTAGAGAATATGGCAAAATAGCGGGTGCAAAGTATCCTAATCTGGTTGCAGCACAGTTTGCATTAGAGTCTGGATGGGGCACTGCGTTATCTGCACAACATAATTACTTTGGTATTAAGGCAGCAGAAGGTGAATCTGCTACCACATCAAACACCAGAGAGGTTATTAATGGTCAGTCTGTGTATATGGACGAGCCATTCAAAAACTTTGCCAGTCCACAGGATGCAGTAAACCATCTTGTAAAACAGTGGTATAAAGATTACAAAGGATATAAAGGTGTAAATAATGCTGGTGATGTATATGCAGCAGCATCGATGCTTAAGTCGGAGGGTTATGCCACCGACCCAAATTATGCACCACACTTACAAGATCTCGTAAGATCCAACAAACAGTTGATGGCAGAGGGTGGTAAGGTCATCGAAGGTGTGCCTTATCTTAACCAGAGAGCAAACAATGCAGACAAATATGGTCGCCCTGGTGATACACAGTGCTATTCAACCACAATGGCAATGTGGGCATCACAACTCACTGGTAAATCGTTATCTTCTGAGGAATATAACAAAGTCCGTAGTCAGTATGGTATTTCCACTGAGGCATATCCTCAGAAGAAAGCACTTGCAGACTTTGGTATTGATTCTGTATTGCAAACTGGTCAGAGTTGGGAAGATCTTCGTAAGGAAGTTAGAGCAGGGTATCCTGTCCCAGTTGGATTCAAATACAAGGGATCTGGACACTGGGGTATGGTCGTTGGTTACAAAAATAATGGATTCGTGGTTCATGATCCATTTGGACAACTAAACATGGGAGGCGCTTGGAAGAAAACTAACAGTGCTGGTGATAAGACAAATGGTCCTGGTAAGTATTACTTCATGGACAAGAATCTCTTCCAGAATCAGTTGCCTGATGGTGATGTCTGGATGTGGAAAGCACCTAGATCTATCAAACCATCTACTAAGTTTGGTGATGGAGATGATATATCCACCACAACGTCCGAGGGTCAAGTTAAATCCGCAAGTAGTAAAAGTGGCACAGGCGGTACCGCAAAGACTGCTGATGCCAAACCAAAGACTGTTGAAGAGATGCTAGCAGACTTTAAGACTGGTTTAGCAGATGCACTAACTAAGTTTGGAAAGGTAAGGAATGCTTCAAGCAGTCCTCCAGTACCTGCTTCTGAATCTGAAACAGTAACTAAAATTGATGCTAGCACCGCACCAGTAAGTGGTGCCACACCAGTTAGTGCCAGTAACTTACAGCAACTCTCTGCAATTAGAGACAAAGCGACTAAAGATCTAACTGTTATTGCTGATAAGGCAAGACGTGATGAGGAGAAGAATCAGATTCTTCCCATAGTTAAGATTCAACCAGTAGTCCAAAAGATTAGTCAACCTATAAATACTGGTGGGGGATCTCAGGCAATATATGCTAAACCTTCCCAACTGCTGACTCAGTGATAGATGGCAAACACACCTACCGTTAATGTAACAAGGGCAAAACTCTATAAGATGGTCTCTTTTAAAGGGACTGTAAAGGGAGGCACAAAGAAATACACAGCATTGACTGTGGCAAATGAGTTTGGAAACCTTCTAGAGGATCAAAATAAAGGGTTTAAAGCACTTATTAATGGTGTTAACTCTCTAGGTGCATCTCTCAATGGTATTAGTCTCCAAGTAATGGAGATGGCAAATGTAATGAAGAGTAAAATCTCTTCAGGAATTGCTGCTGAAGCATTACTTGAGAAGACAAAACAAAAAGAGAAGAAAGCAGAAAATCAACGAAAGAAGATAGCAGAGGCAGCACTAAAAAGAAAAGAAGCAAAAGAGAAGAGAGGAGAAAAAGAAGATGAATCCGAAAAGAACGAGGGAAAAGAAAAGCAGAGTGTTGCTAAAACATTTAGGGAGAATACTAAGAAAGCATTTGGAGGACTCTTCTCAGGTCTAGTTAAGATCGCAGGGATGTTGTTTAAAATCTTCATTGCGTTTGGTGTTTTAGATTGGGTATCTAAAAATCCAGATAAGGTGGAGAAAATTGCCAAGGGGTTATTCTCTTTAGGTAAGTTTTTCTTTAATATCGCAGGATTCCTAGCAGGAAATGCTCTGGATGGACTGATTAGTTTCTTAGAGAATCCTATTTCGCTAAAGGGATTCCTAGGTGCAGTGCAATTTGTGCTCGCTGCTGCCCCAATATTCATTGGATTAGCATTCCTCAAGAATCCTCTAGCAACTGCTAAGGCAGTCGGTTGGGTTGTTAGTTCTTTAGCGAAAGGCATCCTAAACATCAAAGCAGCGGCGCTGTTTGGTGATAAGATAAAGAAATTTGCAGGCACTAAATTAGGTAAGGTTGCCTTTGCTGGCGGTGCTGGAATAGCATCGTTTGCAGCAAGTAAAGCAAGTGGTGCTGATACTGGGGAAGCACTTAGTGCTGGTGTTGGTGGTGCTGCTGGTTTTGCTGCTGGAGCTGCTCTTGGTGAGGCAACTGGGATCCCTGGTGCTGGTGCTATCGCAGGTGCCGCAGGTGCATTTGTAGGAAGTAAAGCGGGTGGTGCTATTGGTGGGTTTATGAAACCCATCTTTGATCCCATCGGTAGATTCTTCAATATGGTGGGGAAGGTCTTCAATGACGTTTTAGCACCAATTAAAGATGGTCTCAGTGAATTCTTTGAGGCACTTGGCAGTGTAATGAATGGGGTGCTTGATGTAGTCGAGCCCCACCTCCCATTGATTACAAATATCCTTGGGGTTGGACTTAAGGTAATGTTTGCGCCATTGTGGTTAGGCATTAAAGCATTAACTACTGTCTTAAGATTCTTCGCACCAAAAGAAAGCGATACCCCTGAGAAAAAAGATGATGCTCCTGGGAAGTCCGCAGGAGGGAAAGTAAGGACTTCTAGAAGAGCAGCAGGAGGACCTGTAAGAAGTCCTAAACGTGTTGTCCCTAAGATGGCATCTGGAGGGTCTTTCAACCTCCAAGGAGAGATGCAGAAGCAACTCCAAAGGACTATCAAAGTTAGTAAAGCATTTGGTAGTTTGATGCTGTTGCCATTTAAGGCGATGGGTATCGGAATCCTTACTGCTATCGGAATGATTGGTAAGGTGTTTGGTAAATTTCTTCCAGCACCGTTGAAGACATTGATGGGAGCAATGATTGCCCCTCTTGCCAATATCTTTGGCATTCCAATGTCTGTTGTTGGTGGAAGTGGTGGTGGTGAAGATGTAGCATCAGAGGATAAGAAAGATCCTGCCAAACTAGGCAAGAAGATGTCTTGGGAAGACAAGATATTTGAGGCAATCGCTGGTGATGACGGCACCATTGCACTGTTTGGTAAACTATTTGAAGCAATTACGGAGCACCCAATCTTTAAGGGAGTTTCTGCAGTTGCTTCAGGATTCTTAGGTTTCTTAGGTTTCTCTGAAGGTGGTCAAGTGCCACAACCATTTCCGTCACATAGATCTCCAGGTAGAGCAGGTGGCGGATGGATTAGTGGACCTCAATCTGGTTATCCAGTATCACTTGATGGTGGTGCTTCAACATCATTTATTGGTCATGGCACTGAGTGGGTTGGAATGAAAGGATTCGCAGGCGGTGGTGCATTTGTTGTGCCATTTGATACTCCTGCAACTAAACAGAA